ACGGGCGACTCCGTACTTCTTATAACATCGCAGGAACTACAACAGGTAGATTTTCTTCTAGCCTCAATGACTTTGGAAGTGGTGGAAATCTCCAAAACATTGAGGAACGCCTCCGCCGTATCTTCGTCGCCGACAAGGGAATGAAGTTCGCCAACATCGACCTTGAACAGGCTGATAGCCGCAACATAGGAGCGCTGTGTTACAATGTCTTCAGAGACCCAAAGTACCTCGACGCCTGTGAGTCAGGTGATCTGCACACTGCGGTTGCCAAAATGTCCAAACCCGAACTGTCCTGGCCAGGAGACCGTGCCGGTGACAGGGCCATTGCCGAGCAACCTTATTACCGTCACCACAGCCTACGCCATGTGTGCAAGGTGCTTGGACATGGTACTAATTATCTCGGCTCACCCTTCGAGATGAGCAAGCACACCAAAATCGAACAGTCCATCATCAAAGATTTTCAGGCCTTGTACTTCAGTACGTTCCCGGCGATCCACAAGCTCCACGACTGGGTCAAAGAAGAGATAATGAACAAGGGCTACTTGGTAACGCCCTTTGGGCGGAAGCGCTGGTTCTTCGGCAAGCGCGACGAGCGTGATACACTGAAACAGGCGGTGGCCCACCTGGGCCAGTCGATGACCGCGGACGAGATGAACCACGCCATGCTAGCCCTATGGCGTTTGAATATCGTACAGATCATGTTGCAGGGGCACGACTCAATACTTATACAGTACAAGGAGGGCGACGAAAATGAGGTTATCCCAAGGGTTCTTTCTGCGATGCGGGTTCCCCTGGAACTCGAGGGCGGCCGCGAGTTCGTAGTGCCTGTGGAAGTGCAAGTCGGATGGAATTGGGGTAAGAAAACTGTCGATAACCCGAATGGGCTTTCCAAGTGGCACCCCCCGCAGGCATCCGAAGGCTAGGCAACTGGATCGAGTCCTACGAAGAATACACTGAAATTCTGCCATCTCCGGCATTGTTTCGCAAGTGGGTTGCGATCTTCTTCGTTGCCGCTGCAATGGAACGTAGAGTGTGGGTGAGGACCATGGGGTCCGCGCTCTATCCGAACCTCTATGTCTTGCTGGTAGGTCCGCCTGGGATCGGGAAGGGCGTAGCTATGCATCCCGCCGAGGCCATGATGCGGGACGTTCCAGAGATCCACGTCGGCCCCTCGGACATGACCACGGCCAGTATGATCGATGCCCTGAACGAGTCAATCAGAAGGGTCATCATCCTGGGCGGTAACCCGCCCTTTGACGAGTTTCACTCACTCACAGTGGTCTCCCGCGAGCTTGGGGTGCTGATCCCTGGCTGGGAGACTTCACTGATGAACAACCTAACGGATATCTACGATGGATTTACAGTCGATCAGAAGCGACGAGGGAAAGATCTTAGGATCAAAATTAAGGCTCCACAGATTAATCTTTTGGGAGCGTGTACTCCTGCATATCTTAATGAAGTCATGCCTACGGGAGCTTGGGATCAAGGGTTCATTTCCCGCACCCTGCTCATATATTCAGGTGAGCGAGTCAGTCGAGACCCTTTCCTCGATGAGGGACTTGGCCCCTCCGCAGGTCGCCTGCACGCTGATCTTCTCCATGATCTTAAAACTATCGCGCTCGAGTACGGTCAAATGTCCTTCACCACTCCCGCCGCAGCTGCAATCAAGGCCTGGATCAGAGGAGGGTGCAAACCCGAGCCCGAACACTCCAAGCTCCAGTACTACAACTCCCGGAGAACCGCCCACCTCCTGAAACTGTGCATGATCTCCAGCATCGCGCGGCGAGGCAATAAGATCATCGAACTCGACGACTACGCCCAGGCCCTCAATTGGTTGATGGAAGCTGAGTCATACATGCCAGACATCTTCAAATCAATGGTATCTGGCGGGGACTCCAACGCGATGGAGGAGACCTGGAACTACGTGTGGACCCTATACGGCAAGGAGAAAAAGCCCATCTCGGAGCATCGCATAGTCCACTTTCTGCGCGAGCGCGTCCCCGCGCACTCCATCATGAAGGTCATCGAGATGATGGTCCGGGGAAGAATGTTCGAGCTTCAGTCGGACGAGGGTACAGTGGGCTACAAACCCGCGTCGCGGGAGGCCCGACTCACCGGGCGAGCTGATCCTCGAGAGTAGCCCCGCCGGGATCACGCTCGTCAATGCCACTCATGACCTTGATGTAGATCTCACGAGCGTTGCGGTGCCCGCGGAGGGCTCGATCTTGACTTGCCTGATTGGTGTCAGTCATCCAGTTCTGGAATAGGAGTCCGACGCGGGCGGTATAAGCAGCCTCTACTCCGCGCCGGTCAAGTCGATCGAGCTTCTTGTCGTACTTAGATGGTTGCATAGGTGGAACTCCTTCGCCTGGGCTCTGATCGCTGACAACGAGCATCAGGAAGAATGCGATCCCCAGGGCTATTACGAAGGCTATTAGTGGCCCAAGGTACTTCATGTGATAGCCGTACCGTTGATGTAAACTGTAACCTTTCCGTCCTCGATTACGATCTTAATCTCAGTGGGCCCTTGGCCCACGGGGGGAGGTTCCTCCGGTCCCGGAGGCTCGATATGAGGGGGATTTCCTACGTAGACCGGAGGCAGTGAGTCATCAGTGGCCTCGCGCTGAATGTAAATGGTGTTATCGAGTTCGAGGAGACACTTGAGAACTGGCATACAGCCCACACGTGAGTCACGAGCCCCGCTACTCCACTGGCCGTCGGCCACGTAGAACCCACTCGTGTAGATGTTAGTCCCGGCATAGACGTAGGCCGAGGGGCTCCCGTGGAGCCTGTAACCCCATCCATTGTAGGACTCCCACCAAAACGCGGCCTTCTCTAGCCGCCAATCCTCCACGTCGTCGAGTCCGTGATCCTCGAGCGCGATTATCGCCGCCCTGTCCCAGGCGTCTTGCCCGTAGTAGGGCCCTTGCCCTTTCGGGACGTGGGTCGAGACTTTGTTGAGCGGGTCCCCTTGCGCGAGCTGGGTAGAGAAGTCACAATCCGCTTCACGAAAATGAGTAGGTCCGATCCACCACCAGGGGACCCCCGTCTTCGCTTCGACATTCTGATATCGTGCCTTGTTCGCGAGGATTTTCTTGGCCATGGTCATAGCCATGGTCAACTTGTTGCGCTCCATGATATCCCACCAGCCCGCGGCCTCAGGCCAGAAGGTCCCGTACTTGGGGATTGTCGTGGAGGTAGTGATTGCCCGGGGCGTGATCTCACTCATTCGACTACCGAGACTGTTCCAAGGATCAGGGAGGTAGTGTCTGTGTCGGTTTCAAACACCATAATCAGTTTATAAAGCTTGGGTCGTAACGCAAACATAGCTGGTGCCTCGACGCGCCACTGTACGATCCCGGGCGCGGGCAGGGTGATACTGCCCTGACGCATAGTGATAATCAACTCATCGAACCGACTGAGCTGGTCCTGGAGCCTCAGAATGACATCGACTACCCCAGAGAAATCGTATAGAGTGTCGTTATCGATACTCCACACTTCTACCGTCTCTACCCAAGTACTGTAGATCGAGGCAGGCGGGATTGATCCATCGAGCATCTTCGACCTCTACAGTTTGATAAACCAAGTCACGAGTCGGCTCAGTCCCATATTATTGAATGGCTGAGCCACTCCACTGGTGCCGCCTCGAGTATCCGTAGTAAAGTCGTGGTCGTGAGCGCCAGAGGCAGTAGCATTAGACACAAAGTCAGTGAAGCCAGCTATATTAACCATGTTATGGAAGTGGGCTATGTCTTGCGTGGCAGTCGTGCCGCCGACATCGATAAAGTGGGCGTGGTCTAGGTTATAGCCACTGTTGATTGCTGTATCAGTGGTTCTATTTTGGCTGCTATTATCGCCGTTAAGTCTGTTTCCGCCTGTCGCACTTTGGTTATTTCCGCGAAAGAAATCATCCACATAGTTATGCGCGTGGTTCAGATCGTAACCCGCCTGAGAGTTAGCATAGGTCGAGAACCGCCCATTAACCCCTTGAACGAAGCCGCTTGAACCTCCTGCGGTGCCCCAGGCATGACTGTGGGCTGCAAAATTTCGATTGTCCGTTCGTAGCTCGACGCCGGTATCTCCACTGGACTTGGTAGTGTGCTGGTGCCCCAGGTGTCTGGCGGTCGTCCCCTGATGGAGATGCGGGGGCATCTGAGTAATACTAAGGACATTAGAGTTGGTTCCTATACTCGCGGCCGGGAAAGTTGTAGTACCAATATTAAATAACAGTCCAGCAAAAGCATTAGCCGGGGTAGGATTACCCATGTCGTCGAGCCCTACAAACGTCGACCCGCGACAGTCTGGCAAGACGATATTCTTGTTAGCGTTAAAGTCAGCTATAGCTCCAGAGACAGTTCGACCTCCAGAGACAATAGCTATAGCCTCATGAACATTGTTATACAAATACTGAAACAGGTTAAAAACATCGCTGTTAGTGTTATTCAAACCAGTAGCTCGCTCAGATGCGCCTGAGGCTGCGTTGCCGATAGTCCTTCCATTCAACCTGACATAGCCAGGTTTACTGGCGTTAATAAACTCGCCATGGATCATTCCAGTCGAGACGCGCTCCTCTGGCGGGATAACCACAGTCAGATCGACAGGATTAGGATTAGGTACTCCAAGAGTGAAGGTTATCTGAACGTCGTCTTTTGACTTCACCTGAAAGTCATAGCTTACCGTATAGGGCACGAACACGTCAGGCCATCGACCATTCGCGTCCGCGACTACAGGGATTGGATGAGCACTAGACTCGCCTGCGTCGCGATATACTGTCAGCGGTGACGTTGTCCCGCCCTGGAAGAAGAACGCCTTAGCTCCGTCCGCGCGGAGGTCATCAGCATAGCGCTCGACCATCCCACTTCTATTCCACAGGCTGCCCACGAGCGCCTCCAATGACAGTGGCGGGATCTACATCAGTCCCAAGATTGTTGTTCAGGTTCCTCGTCGCGAGGTTAAACCCAACTATTGCGGCGTTTCCGCCAGAGCGTACTACCCGTTCATAGGCCCGGGACCACGCGGCCACTGTTGCCGCGAGCGCGGGCGAGGTCAGAGCATGGGCCACGACCTTCACAGGGATCATCGTGCCGAGCACCGCAAGCGGAGCAGCTACAGCTCCGGCCCCTGTAACAGCCCCAGCAACAGATGCTACCCCAGCAGCTTTGGCCATGGTCCCCGTCGAGGGCCCTCGCCACGTCGGCGCACGCTCGGTGACCTCTGCTATGCTGTCAAGGTGGTGCCTCAGCGAGCCTGAGCCGCCCTGACCAAAGAGGATATTCTTTGAGGCCTCTGGCAGTTCGCTGTAGCGACGGACAAAGTCGCCTGCACCGAACTCTCCGACCTCGTTCTTGCCCAAGTGCTGAACCAGCTGGGCCTGGACCTCGCCCTGCTTCTTGGCGGGGGTTAGCTGGCGCATCCGCGCGAGCGCGGCAAGGTCCTCTGGCGTGCCAGTTCGGGCCATATTGGCCATTTGGGCTACGGCGTCCTCAGCTGGCTTGTCCGTCACAGTGGTCAGCCGGGGCGGCACTGGACCAGTAGAGCCCGCGATCCGCCCCTGGAGCATCTCGCCGGTAGCCCCAACTTCCGCGCCAGGCTCGATCCCGCCTTTAGAGATGGCCTTGCTCAGCGCCGCCCCGCCTCGCATAGCGGCAATGCCCGGGGCCACTGGCCCACCCAAGGCCGCAGGAAGGGCATTCTGGGGCTCCTGGAGCTTCCCACCGGCATCACCAAGGAACCGATTAAATCCTGCCTTTATGCCTGCCCCGACCTCTGGCAGGAACCGGCTGATAGCATCTGTTACTGGCCCCTCCTGGCGTCCTCTGGTGCCGCGCGAGGTGGCAATGGCCGCGACTTCTCGGGCCTGCTCGGCTGGGTCCTGAGACAGTGTCGTTCCCTCGAGAGGCGAAGGCTTGGTTGGGACTGGCTTTGCTGTTTCCACTGGTTCATCAAAGACGAAACCCTTTGGTACGGCACTTGGCGGCGCCTCGTCAAACTTAAATCCTTTCGGAACTGCATATGGTTGTTCCGTGTCACTTTTTGGAGTACCGCCCCCTGCCATCGACAAGACCTTGGTCGGATCGCCGTAGCGCTCCCGTGTCCCGGGCGGGGCTATCCTTGGGGGCGGCATTCGCTGCTGCTCCTCGATGTAGTCACCAACTGGATCAGAACTGAATGGAGCCCAGCGCTGACGGAAGGTGTCCACAGAGGGATCAACAGGATTTAACCTGCCCCACCGAGGCTCGTTTGGCTGCAGATAGTCAAACTCTCTGGCCATTAGGTATACGGCTCCGCTCTACCGTTCTTGATAATGTACCTATTACCTTGTTCATCAGTACCAGTCTTACCCTCATGCTCGGGTCCGAATTTAGTTATGGGTTGAGCTGTTGGCTGCGCCGTGGGCGTGCCCCCACCTTGAGCCGAAGCTACAACCTTCTGCCCCTCCGTTGTAAGACTACCATCCTTGTTTACGAAGAGTGGATGCTCATCAGCATACTTGTCGATAACCTCATTCACTCCCCAGGAAGTAGCCCGCAGCGGATTATTCTTCATAAAGCTTCTGGCTTCTTTAGAGACTCCTCGATCGTACTCAGCCATCTGGCGGAGGTTACCTATGATAGCCTTGATGCCACCTGGAGTTTGCAGGATCTGCGGGAATATCTTCTCGACGAACGCCCTATCAGCGTCGGAGAAGGACTTACTGAAGCTCCCGACATGGGCCATAAGAGCCTGATTGGAAAGAGAGGTAAACTCTTGATTGATCGCAGCCGAGCGTTCCGCGGATGTAGCAAGTTGCCCTAGCCTGTTCTTGAATGCAGTCGGATCAACTCCAACTATTTTCATCAAAGATAGTACTTGATTGACCCCTTCAGCATATTTATTAGCTGATGTACCTGCTATGAAGTCCTTGTCCTGAGTAAGAGTACTCATTCGATCGAGCGTGGCAATGAGCTGCTGTGACTGGCCAGCTTTCTTTTCGGTGTCGAGGTAGATCTTTTCTGCGGACTTGATCTTGTCCGGGGCCTGTTGCAGCTCTAGCTTGTAATCACCAAAGCTGACATCGGGCTGACCCGCTTGTCGTCGAGCGATCCGTTCTTCCTGCCAGGCCTGTTGATCAGGGGTCAGTTTGAGCTTGCCCATAGCATCCCGGAAGCGCTCCATAAGAGCCCGTCCCGGGCCGCTAGTCATTAACTGTCGTGGCATCCCAGACAGGGCCTGTCCCACCGCAGCGGCCTCAGCCTGGGCATCGGCCTGATATGCAGGCACCTTTAGCGGGCCGCTCTCTGGTGCCGTGGCAGGAGCCGCTTGAGGTGGTGGTGCTCCGACGGCCGGGGCGGCTGCAGCATTGAGTGTTTCCGCACTCATTACCGGGGTCTGTCCAGGCAGTGTATTAGGCGTGGGTGGAGGCCCCGCCAGCTGCTGTGGCTGAGGCTGTGCCGTACCCTGCTGTGCGGCAGCTATGATGGCATCACTTGGGCTGGGCTCGGCCGCAGCCTGTTGTGGCCCCGCCTGAGGGGGAAGGGCACTTCGTGGTCCTACTCCTGGAATAGCCCCGGGCGCGCCCTGAAATGGATCTGGCGCAGGCGGGGCCTGAGCTGGCCCTGGAGTCAGTGGTATGTTGGGTGCTTGCTCCGCTGGAGCGGCTTGCCCGCCAGGCATCCCAGGCCAGCGAAAGTTCTTGAGGTAATCGGCCTGTATCCTATCCGACTCGCCCTTCTGCGTCAGTTGTCGACGCGCGAGCGCGGCTGCCTGGAGCTTCAACCCGGCCTCCATATGACCCGCGGCGAGCAACTGCGATGCCTTCCGCTCCAGCGAGTCTGGATCAGTGCTCTTGAGATCCGCAAGCGTTTCCCTCAGTACAGCCCTATCTTGGGCCGCTCCTGCTATCGCAGGAAGCTGTCCAAGCAGACTGAAGTCCACGTTAAAGTTGTCGGCCATAGTCAATCCCTACGCTGCGAGTCCAAGGCCCTTTAGGAAGCTACTGCCAGCCGGTGTCCCTGCCCCCGCCCCGGCCAAATTGAGGCCCAGGTTCCACAGGTTCTTCGAGCCCGCCATCTCCGCGTTCGCGGCAGTCTGGAAGGTCGGCGAGTACTGGCCAGCGATGTTCTGGAAGCCCTGAGAGGACTGTCCAGACAGCGTGGACAGCAGGTTGGCAATGCTGTTGCCTGTCCCAGTATACACCCCACTCTGATCCTCGCCGCCGCGCTGAGCCAGATTGGCCAGGCTGGTCCCGGTTCCGAGCAGGGTATTGGCCACGTTAGTACCTGTGCCCGACAACAGATCGGACAGCTTGCCGCCGGTACCAGTGTAAATGTTGGCCGCGCCAGTGCCTCCCGTAAGGGCGGCGTTAGCTGTGCCCGAGGCCGCAGTCGAGGCCGCGTTCGCGCCAAGTGGGGCGTAGGCACCCTGTTGGGCCTGACCAAGACCAGAGACGCCCGCTCGCCACGCACCGTAGTCCTGATTGGCAAGGCCCTGTCCGTAGGTCTGCGCTTCGCGGAGCTGGTTTCCGCCTGCGGCCATGCCAGAGGCATTCGCATTGCGAAGAACGGACTCGAGCCCTTGGTTCAGCTGAAACTGATAGCCGGGACTAGACTGGAACGCGGCCTGAACCTGTCCCGCCATAGGCCCAAGGCCAAAGGCCCCCTGCGCAATGTCACCGCCCTGGAGAGCCCGTGCATCATAGCCTTGCCCTTGTCCAGCGAGTCCGCTGAAGGCATCTGTTGCCCCCTGAACACCGCTTCGGAGTGACTCAAGACCACCAGTCTGTCCAGCCAAAAGGGCATTGGTTCCGCCAGTCTGCCCTCCGTAGAGGGCCGCGATTGCCTGGGGCGAGTAGTTCTGGATATCTCCGCGCGCCGTGGCTTGACCACCCTGAAGGGCGTTGATGGCACTGCCCTGTCCGCTTTGGAGGGCATCTATGCCGCGGGTCTGCGCGGCGCCGATGCCGGACTGGATCTGGTTGGAGATCCCCGTAAGATACTGCTGCTGTTGCTCTGCAGCTTTCTTAACGGGATCGCCAGTAAAGATATCGAACAGGCCCATTATAGCCTCCTATGCCTTTTTCAGGCCGTACATCGCTATGCGCCCACCGACTATCGTGCCAGAGGCAAAGAAGAACCTCACAGCATTGCATGGAGTAGCATCGCTGACTTCATGGCCAGAGCCAATCACTTGATAGGTGCCACTACCAGCATCGTAGTAATCAGACGAACGCCAACTAGCCATATTTAGATTTTGGCCACTGTTTGGATAGACTGTTGTCTCAGAACTATTACCCCATGTAGAGTTTGTAACTCCACCGATCCTGAAGTATGTAGTATTGCCTTCTGAGGCCGAGCTGTATGCTAGTGGAGTTGCACCACCGCCAATATAAGAATAGAGCCAGGTCCATATATTGGAGGTATTCTTCCACGTCGCGCCGCCATCCAGACTCATCTGCATATACAGTGGTTGATTGTTAACAGAAGGCCTCAGTCCTGTGGCATGGAACTGATAGGCTGCGTAGGTGCTGTTCATCCCTGTAAATACAAGTGTTGGAGAGTTATTTGCCGTTTGAACCGAGAGGAATATCAGTCCCGGAGAAACGCCCGGGGGCGGATTTTGTAGCGCGGTAATAGCCGCTTGTTGTGCCGTGTTATTCGCTTGTTGTGCCGTGTTAATTGCCTGCTGTGTTGCAAGAGCTGTTTGCAGCGTCACGACATTCGCTTGAAGCTGCGTCGTGGTCGTGAATAGATCTTGAAGCCATGAATACCATTCAGGGTCCCAGTGACTCTGTTCGTCAGTAACTCTTGAAAACGGATCGAGTGGGGCCTTCATCCAGAGTACCCCCGCGCTTCAAGATCATCTATCGAACCCCCCGACAGTCCCACATGAACCGGATCGGAGACCCGCAGACGGAACCGAACGCCCTGGCCCTTGGACAGCCCGCACTGCAGAACATATGGGTGCGAGAGCGACTCCCCGGGACCTCCAAGGCGACGCATCACAGGGTCTCCATAGGTGTATCCCCCGTCGAGGGACCAAGAGATCTCCACCCTGGGATCTGTTACAGTGGAGGTCGTCCCTACAGCAGTCGTCAACAGGAAGCTGCTTCGAGGCACCATGACGCCGCGCGGAAAGCCTGACATCACCCCGCTTTCTACCTGCCAAATAAGGGGATCAGTTCCTTCGAGGAAGTATGATCCACTGACCTGATACAGATCTCCGGTAAACTCGTCTCCAATGATCCATCGATCGAATATCCGTATACTCTTCATACCCTTCCAGTTAGACTGGTTAAACGACTTGCGTTCGTTCCACTCGCCCGTGACTAGATTATACTCCCACGTCCAATTATCGTGAGAGGACAAGACCCAGAAGGCATTCTTACCGTACATATAGACAAAGGCCTCGATGAGGTTACGGCCCCCGGCGAGTACCGCTGATTGAATGGCCCTACTAACATCATCGGTAGAGACTGGTGTAGGCGTGTATCCATCCAACTTATAAACGATGAAGTCATCTCCGGCCCAGAGCAACTGGTTGGCCCATCCAGTCTCCCAACCAGCGACAGCATGAGTCCCAACGATACCCCGAGGGATAGTGACCTCGCGCGCGAACGGAAATGGACTTGTTCCTGCATCACGATAGACCCCCGTCCACTTATCTCCGAAGGCATAAAGTCGCCCTGCATACCGCAGCACCCGCCTGACGAACAGGCCCTGCTCAGTATTCAGCGACAACGCCTGTACATTAGTAGAATTAAGATCGGAAGCATAGATCTGACCTCCACCAAATGACCAGACAAAGTATCCATCGATGTCACAAACACTCGTTGGCCCGGCGGGTAGGTTGACCGAGACAAAGGGTGTTGCCCCGGTACTGGTGTCAACATTAAAACAGCCGTTCTCAGTAACAACTACATTCTGTTTAACAACAGCATTATTCCGTCCAAAGGTAACTGGTTCAGTCCCTACCAATGTACCCAGATCTGTTACCGTAAAGACACTATCAAACCTCATGAGTTTATTATTAAGCACCCATACTGCAGCTGCTTCCGCGTCGAGAAAGCCCCTGGTGTGACCACTTATCGCAGTCGTCGCTATTCGTTGGAGACCAGGAGAACGCCTCACGATAATCTGCGACGGTGCTCCATAGGGTGTCTTCTCCACGTAGGCATTAATCAGCCTTCCACCAGACTCTTGTGGCCTGGTAGCCGGGGCTGACGTAGTTGGAAATACAATAGACGGCATCAGAAGTACTCAGCTTCCTGGGTCCCATAAGTGGGACCACTCGAGGTCAACCGCCGCAGACGACTCTCGTAGTACTCCTTGATCTGCGGATCAAAGTTCTTCCCAGCTACCGGGGCACAGACATTAGCTAATAGTCCCGCGAGCGAGTCGAACCATTCAGCCGGGATATATCCATCATTGACTACCTCACAGATATTATCAGAGGCGAGCTGCATTATCAAGGGATCTACATTACTGTCAATCTTGTTCGAGTACTCCGCTTCGAGCCCCTGACCAGTCCCAACAATGTTGAGCTTGTCCGCAGCCTCACGAATAAGCTCAAAGCGGGTCTTTGTGGTTTTCATATCGGCAGAACCTCTATGGTAATGTTCAGCCTGGTAATCGGCCCACCAGTCGAGGAAGACATACGCAGGATCTCTCCCGCAGCAATGTTAAGGTTCCACCCAGTCAAGGTTGTACTCTGGTACTTTCCATTGGAAAGTACTGGAGGATTTCCCCCTGTGATATCTACCAGTCCAGCAGGAAATGTGGCGAATGTGCCCTTTTGAATAGCTATATTAGGATTTCCACTGGTTGCGTCACTGATAACAGTCACTTTTGTAATAGTGCAAGAGTATGGAACGACAGTATCCTGTGCGCTTGGAGTCGCCCCAATAAGCAGGATAGCAGGAATACCCCTGATCCTATGATTAACCGTTAGCTGAAGGCTCCCGCTGCCGGTGAACCCTAGACCACCGGCGACCCCAATAACCTCTACGGAGCCAACACCAGGGGTGTCCCGTCCGAGTAGTCGATCCTCTGGGATCGAAGCCAGCGCGTTGATAGGGATATTGGCATAGGCCTGCGCTGCAAAAGTGTAGGTGCCACCACTCTTAGTGATGGTTATCCCGGTTCCCGCCAGGACTTGAGCGGGGAACCGGGGCAGGATGCGGGCGCGGAGACTCGGTTGTGTGCCCACGAAAGCCCTCCCATTATCTAACTGGAGCCATATCTTTCCGCGCTATTTTTTCGCTTTGGACTTATCGTCCTCTTTAGGCTGGGCTGTATTTTCCTCTGGGACCGGGATTGGCTGACCCGGAGGAGGTGCCATAGGGTTCGGTGGCGGAGCCACTGGCTCACCCGGCTTCGGCACCGGCCCTTGGGCCGACTGTTGCGAGGGCGGCACGTGAACGTCAGGTGACTTCATGTTGTCTTCGTCTTTATGTTGGGCCATTTCACTCTCCGTAAAAGCGGGAGGGGACTATCCCCTCCCAGTTGGACGAGGTCAGTTACGCAAGCGGCTTGACGAACTGGATCATGATGTAGGCATCACCAGTAGCAGTCCCAGTGATGTTAGCATAGACATCGGTATCAGCCACGAGCGGCATCACCAACGCCG